CGAAAGTTCATTCATTGTATCCCTTACAATCTTAGAATCAAAAAACTCACTCACAAATAGTCTCCTTCATTATTTTAATATATTTCTCTTTATTTATAGAAAGAAATGGAGAATATTTTTTTATTTTTAAACTTAAAATTTCCCAAACTGGATCAATTAAAACTTTATCATAATGATCAGCAAAATTAAATATTTCATTAATTATAACTAAAGTCTCTAAAGAAATTGCTTTCTGCAAGTATTTTCGTATCATCAAAGAATGTTGATTGTTTTTACATTGCATAAACTCGTTCAAATTTTGATGAGAAAAGAATACTTCAAGTTCAATTTTAAATCGGTATGATAAACTTTGTATATTTTTTCTCCAATTTGTATAAATTTCATCACCATCTTTCATTAAATCTGGTATGTAAACTCCTCTTGGATTTTCTGTATATGCAAAATTAGAAACAAAAAATTCTTTTATTTCAGTGTCATTCTTTTTCCGTGAGAGGCGCTCAAAAAAATACCTATCACTTCTTTTATTAAAAGAAGTTAAGGAAGCTCTAGTTTTCCAATTGTATTTAAAGACATCATAGCTAAATTTTGTAAAATGCTGCTTAATGCACAAAAATGTTACATAAGTTTCATATGGACTCATAGTAAAGATTTAGTTTTAGATCTTGATGTTTTTTTCAAAAAATTTAAATGTTCTGCGTTTATCTTTAGCCTTTCCTTTAGTGGTTTAGATAATAACTTTGGAACCGTCTCCAGTTCAATCTCATTTTCTTCACAATATGATATAATAGCTTCAATGTAATTACATTGATTTTCTATTACATATTTTTCAATTTCCAAAGAAAATTTTTCAGATGATAGAAACTTTGTTTCTATGATAGTTTCAACAATAGATGTATTAATCATTTTCAGAAATATAATGTTTGATGTATTTTACCAGTAACTTGATGTATTTCGCAATATCTCTTTCTTCATAAACAGAAAGTTCTCCATTCTCACAACTCATTATAATTACAAACTTCTTAACCTCAATACCAGTAATCTCCTTGAGCATAAATGCATAAGCACAACACTGAACAAAATAATGCTCTAACCATTCTCTGGGCTTTGGTTTTTTAGAAGTTTTATAATCAATAATAGCTAGCTCACCATCATATTCAGCAATCAAGTCACAAGTACCAGCAATTCCCAAATAATCACTATACATACCTAGCTCAATTCCAAGTATTTTTCCGATCTTATCAAGAGCTGGTTTATTGACTTGAAAAAGCTGTTTAGATATATCAGGAACTTCTGGTGGATCTATGTTTTGTAAATAGCACTCATTTAAAGTGTGTAGATCAGTTCCTCTTGTAGTAGCAGCTTTTGTGATTCTATCTGCTTCTTCAGTTCCAACTTTTTTTCTCCATTGAACAAATATTTGCCTATTGAAAAAGCTAGTAATTGTTGTGATAGAGATATACTTTTTTTCTTTATTGTCTGGTTTAAAGTAAAGTCTTTTGTCTCCAATATGAGTTCTCTCAAGTTTAGGAAGACTCAAAGGTTCATATACAAAGCTCATAATCCAAGTTCTCTTTTTGCTAGAATGAATTTATATTTACTTTTCATAAAAAAATAATTACTATTTGTTTAACTTATTAGAGTTCCTCTCTAATGCTTTTTTTCTAATTTTTTCAATAGTTTCTGGTGAATGTTTTTTCCCATACATAGGATTATTCTTTCCAGATACATCATGATGATTCTCACTTATTTTCTGTCTTGTCAAATCTGTTAAAGTTTTACCCAAATGTGAGTTTGATATTTTTAGTTTTGTTTCTTCGGTAAGAACTCTTCCTAAACAATTTTGATTTCCTTTTGAAGATTCACTCATTTTCTTTTTTGTAGCGTCTGTATGTGACTTTCCATACATTCCTATTTTTTTATCTTCGTGCAGTTTTTTTGCTCTAGATGAACAATATTCTCTATATTCTTGAGGTACATCCCAACCAAAAATTCCATCCCCACCGTCAGTTAAGTTATATCCATTTGGTGCTTTAGTTCCATATTCCTTAATATAAAATATTTCTAATTCATATGCTCTTTCAGCACTTTCAACCTCTTCTATTAGTTCAATAGAAAATTTAGATTCTCCGTATTTTTTTATTGATTCTGTTAATAGAAACCCTCTTTTAACGTGTTGTTTAAATCTTTCTTCAATAGAAAATTTTGTAATCCCAACATAACTTTTTAAATTTAGTAAATTTGTTATCAAATAAACTTTATACATAACAGTTCATAAAAGCTATAGTTATTTATGTATTGAGCTTTCATGAACTGATTGTCTATAAGATACTATAAGGTAATTCCTGTTTCAAGCTTTGCGATTAAATATTCTTTAACAAGACCTGACCTACAAATATCATCAATACCAAACTCTAGAATATCAAAAGATGGCATTATTCGTAATACTTGCATAAAATCATGAATACCATTTCTTTCATTTAAATTAGTTAAATCAGTTTGGGAACCATCTCCACAAAAAATTATACGGCAGTTTTCACCGACCCTGGTTATTATAGAATCTAGTTCATGTCCAGACATATTTTGAAACTCATCTACAATAATTATACAATCATCAAAAGTCAATCCACGAAGAAATGACGTATTATAAAATTTAATAGTTTTTTGAGATTTTAGATTGTCATAAAGCATATCAAAATCGGCTTCACTTGGAAGTTGGAACATATGTTTTACCATACTGCGGTATGGAGTCTCAAAGTATCCTTGCTTCTCATTCTCACTACCAGGCATAAACCCAATAGATCTTGTTTGTACTAAAGATCTTACAACATAGATGGTGTCCCTTCCTGTAGTTTCATTAAAAACTTCTTGTAAAGATTTATATAAACTACTAAATGTTTTTCCACTTCCAGGAACTCCATATGCCACTAGATGTTTATTATCATCAAATGAATCATAAAATCGTTTTTGGGTTTCTGTAATTGGTTCAATGTCTAATAGAAATTCTTTACCAATGGCTTTTCTTTTCCTTGAGGACTTTATAGTGAAGTTATTAAAATCTGAAGTATTGTCTTTTTTTCTACGAGCCATTTTTTATTTCAATAAGGTTTTACAGTGCTTCCGGGAGTTTCCCCAACTTTTTTTAGGACTTCGTTCCATCCTGGGTTCTTAGAGACTAGTTTATTCTGCCAGTCTCCTATTTCTCCTGGAGTAGCAGATCCTTGTGACCAATCTCTTGTCCATTCAGGATTTTCCTTATACCAATCCATGATTTCATGGACGCTCATTTCAATAACTTTTGTTTCTCCAGTATTTTTATTTACTATTGGATATATTGCCAAGATCAAATCTCCTATTATGTTTGTGTTATTTATTCTATAGTTATGGCAGATTGATAATTACACTCAGGGCATTCTGGAGTTCTTTCCCATCCAAGTGCAGCTGCTACATCAGGAAATTGGCAGATAAAAATACACTTAGCTGCTTCTGCGACCTCACGATGTTCTTTCTGTGTAGATTCATGAGTTCTCAATCCAATATAATGTATCCAAGATCTGCAAGATCCCTTCATATACATTCTTGTGGGTGTAGCTATTGGAAGAACAAATCTAGCACATTCAAGAGCAACTCCTTCAGAAATAAGTTTTTTGTATAGATCCTGACCTCTAGAAAAATGCTCTTGAATCTCCCCCTGAAGCTTTAACTTTTTATATCCAGGAATATCATCAATAGAATTTTGTCTATTTTTTGTATCTTGACTCCTCAAATCTGGTGCAATCGCAGTATCAGATAACAAAGTAACATCTGCATATCTTTGTGAAAATTCCTGGAAAAAAAAGCTTTTGTGTCGAAGCACTTGCGCTGCTATACCACGAGTAGTATTAATTTCCAATGTCATATCTGCTTGCTCAAAGATAGACCAATGGTTATGTTTAATGCAATATTTTAAAAGTCCTGCAGCGGTATCAAAGTTATCTTGATTTTTTGGATTACTTACACGAGCATTATATGTAATAACTTCTTGTGCAGTTTTACCTTCTAGTTCCCCAGCACCTTGAGTTATAGCAATAAGTTTCACAACTGGTTTCATTTTATTTTCCAAATCCTTTACTAGTGAGTTTACGAAGTTCTTTCATATGATATTCTAAATTTGCCAATTCTTTCTTCATATAAGAAAGCTCATCACTAGAATATAAGTGCTCTTCTTTTAGAGCTTTTTTTATGAACTTTATCATATTTTGTTCTCTCATTATACAAACCAACTCCCCTTTAAACTTTTATATGATTGCCTTAATGATTTATATAATTTTTTAGTTTGTGAGTATGCCTCTTCAGTAGTCAATTTTCCATTTGTAGCTAAAGACGAAATATAACCAACATGGGTTGAAAATATATTCAAATTATTCTGGGCTGCAGTATCAAAAAAGTCTCCATCTCCAGTTGGAATTGCAAATACAAACTTATCCAGATCTTTATTATTTGTAGACATAATTAATCCTCATACTCATTAAAAACTTCATCATAATCATCAATACTGTATGTATGTACTGACTGAGATTTCTGTGGAGCTATCTCTTCTTTAAGAGATTCTATTAATAACTCCATATTTTTAATTATCAAATTAACTTTCTCTAAATTCAATATCATTTAAGTAACTGTTGATATTATACATAAAAAAAGAGGGCTAGTCAAGCCCCCGTCTATCAAGCAATTTGTGGTTGCTTAGCCATATTAATTTGTGCAAGATGAAGAAGTTTTTCCTTCTTTGCCTTTCTCTTTAGATAGCGAACGAAGTAAGTATTCATTTTTGAACCTCCATGTTTTTACATGGACGATATGCTACACCACGATATTTGTTTTGTGGATGAGCAGGGGCATGGGTTTGATTATACCAAGATACATACTCTTTCTTTGCATCTTCAGTGTCGTACTGACACCCTCTATAAACGACTTTGGACATTAGATTTTCTCCTTAGGTTTTTAAATTAAAGAGCGTTTCTTCAGTCGGCTTTTGCGTCTTGAAAGCAATCTTTCCTAGTTACTTGTTTAATTTCCCAAATAATATCATTCTTATTTTTAAGTGATAAAGATTTTTGGATATTAACTCTATTGATGAAAAATTGTGACTGTAAACAGGTTAAAAGAATTGCTTCCATAGATGAACGTTCCGTTCCGAGTCGGCTTACTTCCGTCGCAATAAGCGATAAACGATAGATGAAGGTTATCATCTATTCGTATATAGGTCAAATATGTATAAATTGATACTTATTTATGTAACACCAGTATACTATAATGAAAAACTTTATCTTTTCTTTTTATTTTCTTTAGGAACGTAATCATAAACTTTAGGGTTTACCGTTCCGTCTGTCCATTTAATTCCAGTTACATTACGAAAATTATCGTAATAATAATCAAACAATTCAGTCCTAGTTCCTCTAGAAATATCGTGTACTAAGTTATCATCTTTCATATAAGAAACTAGATAACTGTCTCTAGGAAGAGATTTATCTTTTGCTAGAGATGGATCACATTCTTTATGTAAAATCACCATTATCTATTCATTTCCCAAACAATATCAGCATAAGCTTTAGAAATAATTTCTTTTGTAATAGAATACTTAGTTTGCAATTTTTTATCTTTTACTAAGCATAATATTTCTGCATCTAAAGGATGCAATCCCTGAAGCATTTCAATAAACATACTCTCCCTACGAAGTGAAGTTAGATTTGAATTTCCAGGAATTCCCGCACTAGATTTGACAAAATTAATCAATTTTTCATACTCAGTTCTAAGAGAAGTATGACCTGTTCTAATTTTTTCAGTGTATCCTACAGAATTGTTATCATAAAACTCCATCTTTTCGACTTCCTTCTGGATATGATCACTGACACTTCCAGTTTTAACTAGATCCTCACCAACAGTAGAATATGGAACTTCTCCTTCTGGAAGCATTGATAACACATTATCATCAAAATTCCAGATAAAAATGGATTTCAAAGATGGGTGTTCATATAATTTAAGTACTTCTACTTTTTTATCATCAGTTGAAACTCTATTGATTAAGTTTAGAATTTCAAACACAAATGGATTATTTGGAAGTTCTAAACTTATTTCTGCAGTATCGACTTTTGGAGTTACAGATTTTTTTGTAGAAGTAACAGTAGATTTTTTTCTTGGAGATCTAATAATTTTTTTCTCTTCAGTTGAAGCATTAACTGTAGTCATAATTTTAATATGTAAGTTTCAAATATTTAGGTTAATCATCCTCATCGTCTTCATCATCTTCATCAAATAGTGAACCATATTCTTCTACAAAATCTTCATACATCCCAGGATGAATTGAAACTGCTACAACTTCATCTGGAATTAGATCTCCTTCA